GGAGATTGAATAATGAACTTAATAGAACTTGAGAAACATATCAAAGAGCATAAGATTATAGAAGCTATTAAAGATGGTATAGCAGATGGCTTATTGCATGGCGAAAGAGATGACACTAAGTCACATCATTACTATAAGATAGGCTATGATTATGGTTGTGTTATGTTTGATATGTTAGGTACAGATGTATGCAGAACTAAAATAAACGATAAGGAGATAGCATGAATAGATTTATTATAGAACAAACACCACAAGAGATTGCTAAGTCTTTGTGTGACCAACACATAGTCAAGATGCCACTTGAAGAAGCACAGATGCTATGTACTGCACTATGGCATCATGCACCTGACTATGCAGAGGAGCATGGGTTATACAAACCTGTGCATCAGAAGCACCCTTGCACATTATGGGCAATGGAGACTATTGAAAACTATAGATTTGCATATGACTTGTATTGTTGTATGTTATGTGAGTACCACGAAAGGTATGGCAAATGGCATGGTGCAGGTAAGCATAGTATTGCCTTATACAAAGGCATAGATTGTATACCAAGTGGTCCTTTGACACCACACCCACAATGTTTTAGTGGGCATGATGACTTGAAGACAGATGAGTTCTTTCCTATTGAAGCATATAGAAATTTTTATAGGGTTGACAAACTTAAATTTGCTAGATATAAATATACACAGAAACCACAATGGCTAGAAGGAGAAGTAGCATGAGGATAAAACAATTAATTAAAGTAGCAGAAGCAATAGAGGGTAAACTACCTGCTGATATGCATGAGTTAGATGAGGTAGAACATCTATCTTTACACAGGGGAGAACCCATAAAAATTGCTGACATGGATATCGTGTATTTAGTCAGAGCATTTAGACATCAAGAACGTATGTTGAAAAAACAAATAGATGCAGAATACATATCTAAGTTAGCAAGAGAACGTGATATGTGGAAAGAGAAAGCCATGAACATGGTAGAGAAAGAAACATATGAAGCAACTAAGGAAGCCTTAGCTGAAGTGAATAGAAAACCTACTGTAACTGCTGAAGCATATGACGTAGCTTGGAAAAGAATTCAGACTCTAGAGAAAAGAGCAAGTATGTGGCAAAGAGAATACGAGAAAACAACACACAAGAAAGGTTGTAACTACGTATTCAGCGAGATACCTAACGACACAGATGGTCAGGAGTTTGTTGACACTATGAAGAAGTATCTTAACAAAGACTCATACAAGATGAGAGTACGTGGACAACACGTCAAGGAAGAACTCAAGGGCACAGGTGCTACCTATTGGGGTCAAGGTTTGAATGAGTCATCTCACATGAGAGTTTATGTGGATGTTAAATAAGTTATTGTTTTTAATAGGTATTTTACTGATAGGCATAGTTGTGTTGTACATATTCTACATCATGGGTATGGCTATCACTAATACATTTTGTGATTGTTTATAAAGGAGAAATTATATGCCTATATATGATAAAAATGGAGACATAGAACATTGGTGTTGGTATGATATCTTTTGGGATGATGAAAAGAAAAGACTTGAGAATCCTAAAAATTGGCTAAGAAATTTATATGAGATGGCAGATGAATGGGATTTACCTTGGTTTATTATGGGTAAAGTATATTGGTTACATGACTACATGCAATGGAGACGTAGCCCTAGGGGTGTGACTTCAACTTATATAAAACCATATAAGAAAAAATATATACTTAGAAGTGAGTTTGATGTTGAAGACTTTAGACCTGATGGTATAGGAGATGTCATGTATACTGACTATGACTATAGGGAGTTTCATTCGTTAGAAAATATGCTACGATTTCTAAAAAATAATATTACTTATGAAAATAAAATGAAACCTAAGCTAGATACAGTAGAAGAATTTTGCCAAGAGTTTAGCTTTGAAGTTTATGAAAGGTTATATTAATGCAACTAAATAATTTAGTAGATAAGTATTATTTATCTAATGATTTCAAGGTGTTAGCTGATAAAACTAAACACGATTATCAATATTGTGCAGGAGTTTTATTGGCTACTGAAGTAGATGGAAACACTTTGTCAAGTGTAAAGATAAGTAAAATGACAGGAGCGAAAGCTCGAAGAGCATACGAACAATGGCTTGGTCGTGGAATATATCAAGCTAATGCAATTACTTCTGTTGCTCGTAAGATATATTCTTATGGGATGGAGATGGGTTATGCTGAGACTAATCCATTTGCTACTTACAAACGTAAGACACCTCATTCTAGGAACACAGTATGGACACAAGACCAAGTCATACAGTTCTTGGATGCAGCTTATGCTGATTTTAAGTACAGAAACATAGGATTGATAGTTCAAATGGCTTATGAATGGTGTCAGAGGGTAGGAGATATGAGAATGTTGCAGTTTTCTAGCATAGATTTTGATAAAAGTGTGCTAAATTTGCAACAGTCCAAGAGAAGAAGTGTAGTTCACCTACCAATTTCACTTGACTTATTAGAAATGCTTAAACAACAGGCAAAAGATTACGACTTTCAGCCTTATGTAGCACCCTATCCTACTGCAAAGAGAGGTAAGTATGCACCATATACTATGCAAAGGCTGTCGAAAGTGGCACGTAGAGTGATGCACTTAGCTAATTTACCTGACACACTACGTATTTCTGACCTAAGACGTACAGGAACTACAGAAATGGTAGAAGCAGGGGTATCTATGGGTCAGATTATGTCTGTTACAGGTCATGCAAACCCACAATCCGTAAAACCTTACATGAAAAATACGTATGCTAGTGCAGAAAGTGCATTGACATTACGAAAAAGTCATGGTAAAAGCAATTAAATGCCGACAAGGAGAGTGATATATGAATATTAATATGTACATTAATGAATTAGATTTAAGTATAGGGGAGAGTAAAAGGCTTAACTGTCCATCTTGTAATGGGTATAAAACTTTTACTGTCACCAACAACATGGGTCAGATGTTGTGGAACTGTTATAAATCTTCTTGTCAACTGTCAGGCTCTAAACGTGTGTCATTATCTGCTAGTGATATAAAAAAGCACAGACAGGATGTAGAGAAAGGCAACGAACCCTTCGTAATGCCTGAGTACATAGTGCCTTATGATAAAGAAAATTATTATGATATACCTAAAGACAAGCTTATGTATGATGTCAAGGAACACAGAGTTGTGTTTCCTGTTATACATGAAGGCAGAGTTGTTGATGCTAACGGCAGGTCCTTAGGAAAAAGAATACCTAAATGGAAACGATATGGAAAAAGTGACTTGCCTTTTGTCTCAGGACATGGTAAGGTCGCAGTAGTTGTTGAGGATTGTGTGAGTGCTTCAGTCTTAGATAGTGAAGTATATGTTGGGGTAGCAGTATTGGGTACGTCATTATCCGAATCTCACAAGAGGTATCTCTCACAATTCTCAACAGCAATAATAGCACTAGACCCTGATGCTCTACCCAAGACGATGGCATTTGCAAAGGAACTGAGAGCCTACGTAAATGATGTTAAGGTGCTAAGATTGCAAGATGATTTGAAGTACAAGAAGAAAGATGATATAGAAAACTTAATTAACTTAACCCCAAAGGAGAACCAATATGGAACTATCCCTACTACGTAGCTTAATGAACAAAGATTTTTACACAGACCATCGTGGTTCTAAGTGTCCTGATAGACTGTTCAGTAAAGATGCAAGAAAGCTAAAGCATACTATTGATTATGCTATGAATAAATATAAAAGAGATGTAACACCTGATGAGGTGGAAGCATTGTTCATGGCTAACAATCCATCTATGACTACTGCACAGAAGCAAGGTTATAGTGCATTGTTCAATACAGTAAAACGTGAGCAACCTATGGGTACTGACGTGGCACAAGACGTGCTGTCTAAATTATTTCAGCAGGTCATAGGTGAGGACATAGCTAATCTAGGATTTGACTATGTGAATGGTGCGGAGAAAAGCCTTAGACCATTACGTGATTTACTTGACAAGTATAATGATAACTTTCTACCTGAAGTAAAGATTGAGTGGGATGATATATCTTTTGATACCATCATGGCAAAGCAATCTGTACAGATGAAATGGACATTCAATATACCTGAGATGGCACGTAAGGTAGAGGGTGTAAATGCAGGATACCTTGTTGAGATAGGAGCAAGACCTAATACAGGTAAGACTTCTTTCCATGCGTCTATGTTAGTAGGTCCAGGTGGTATGGCAAGACAAGGAGCTAAGTGTGTAGTCTTATGTAACGAAGAGTCTTATGACAGAGTTGCATTCAGATATATACAAGCATCGACAGGCTTTCCAAAGGAAAAGATACAGGCTAACATTCAGGAAGCTAAGACTATCTACCAAGATGTAACCAAGAACGTAAAGATTAAAGACGTTAGTGGTGAAGATATGTCTTGGGTAGAAACAATGTGTAAGTCAGAGAGACCTGATATAGTTGTACTCGATATGGGAGATAAGTTTGCTAGGTCGGGTAGTTACTCTAGACCTGATGAGATGCTAAAAGCTAATGCAATATATGCTAGACAGATTGCAAAGACATATGGTTGTGCTGTATTTTATATGTCACAGTTGTCGGCGGAAGCTGAAGGTAGACAGGTTCTTAATCAAGCTATGATGGAAGGCTCACGTACAGGTAAAGCTGCTGAAGCAGACTTGATGCTATTGATTGGTCAACCTGCTCAAGTAGAAGGGGTTGACGAACAGTCAACTTTAAGGCATATTAATGTTGTTAAGAATAAAGTAACAGGATGGCATGGTATGATTAATTGTAATCTTGATTACAGAATAGCTAGATTTACAGCATAGAGGAGTAGATATGAAACTTACAATAGATGTAGAGAATACTGTCACTAAACGTGATGGTAAGATGTATCTAGACCCATTTGAACCTGACAATAAGCTTGTCATGGTTGGATGTTTGACAGATAAAGGAGAAGAATATTTATATAGAGATGACTTCAGTGGTGTGCAACAACACTTGGATGATGCTACTATATTAATAGGACACAACATAGCATATGATTTAATGTGGCTATGGGAGTGTGGCTTCAAGTATGATGGTCCTGTCTTTGATACAATGTTAGGCGAATATGTCTTGCAACGTGGACAGAAAGAACCATTATCACTAGAAGCTTGTGCTGAAAGGTATGAGTTAGATACTAAGAAGCAGGATACCCTAAAGGAATATTTCAAACAGGGTATAGGTGTTGACGAGATACCACCTGAAGAACTATCATCTTACCTGTCAGCAGACTTACATGCAACACAGCAGTTAGCAGAAAAGCTAACAAAAAGATTGATGACTACAGATTCAGCATTGATGGAGTGTGTTGTACTTACTAACAGAGTGTGTGTTACCCTTGCTCATATATACAACACAGGATTTGCTGTGGATGAGGAGAAACTAGAAGAGGTTAGGTTTCAGTTTGAGTCTGAGAAACTAGAAATAGAGAAGAGATTACAAGTTCAAATACGAAACTTGATGGGTGACACTCCTATTAATCTAAATAGTCCAGAGCAAATGTCTTGGGTTATATACAGTAGAAAGCCACATGATAAAACTATGTGGGCTAATGCCTTTACTCCTTATATGGATAAGAGTCATTTCAATGATGTTGTATCTAAAAACTCAAGCATTGTATTAAAAACTAAAGCTGTCTCTTGCAGGGAGTGTAATGGTACAGGTAAGATAAGAAAGGTAAGAAAAAATGGAACTCCATTCGCTAATCAAAATAATTGTATTCCTTGTGGTGCTAGTGGTTATACTTTTAATTCCCTTAGAGAAATCGCAGGACTAAAATTTAAAGCACCAAGTTCTAAGTGGGTATCTGCTAATGGCTTTGGTGTTTCTAAGACTAACTTAGATATGCTACAGAGCATGGCTAAGCGTAATAACATGACAGATGCTGTCAACTTTTTGACAGATGTTAAACGTTTATCAGCTTTGGATTCATACTTAAGTTCTTTTGTAGAGGGTATCAAGGCACACGTCAAGACTGATGGTAAGCTTCATGTAAGATTGTTACAACACAGAACAGCCACAGGAAGATTTAGTGGTGCTGACCCTAATATGCAGAATATGCCTAGAGGTGGTACGTTTCCTGTTAAGAAGGTATTCGTATCACGTTGGAAAGGTGGTAAGATACTTGAAGCTGACTTTGCACAGCTAGAGTTCCGAGCTGCGGCATATCTATCACAAGATAAGGTGGCAATGGATGAAGTCTCTACTGGATTCGATGTTCACTCGTATACGTCTAAAGTTATTACAGATGCAGGTCAACCAACTTCTCGTCAGGATGCGAAAGCACATACATTCGCACCACTCTACGGAGCAACAGGCTTTGGCAGAAGTAAAGCGGAAGCAGAATACTATGAACACTTTACCAAAAAGTACACAGGAATCAAAGCTTGGCACTCCCGATTGGCTAAAGAAGCTCTAGAGACAGGCAAGATATCCACACCATCAGGTAGGGAGTTTTCTTTTCCTGATGTACAACGAAGAATGAACGGCACAGTAAGCTTCTTTACACAGATAAAGAACTATCCTGTACAGAGCTTTGCTACTGCCGACATAGTTCCTATTGTGTTGATACACATGGAGAACTTATTAGCCAACTACAAATCATGTATTGTTAATTCAGTACATGATTCTGTGGTGGTTGACATACATCCTGATGAGATAACCCAAGTATTATATCTCATCAAACTACTCAACAGTAGTCTCCAATCTATTGTTGAGAGACAGTTTAATATCGAGTTCAATGTTCCATTATTACTTGAAGCAAAAATAGGTGATAATTGGCTTGACACGAAAGATGTTAGCTGATATAACTATACAACATTTGACTCACAGAAAGGAGCAATACATATGGATAATAATAATTTAGTGACGATTGATACGAACAACTACGAAGCTATGGCTAAAGCAATGGGTATAGCAGGTGAGAGTTCTAAGTCTTCTGACACCAAGAAGTCTCAGCAGTTACCACGTTTCAGAATAAACCATTCACCAATCATGGGTGAAACCAAAATGAATGGTAAGAATGTAAACGTAGAGGTAGTTGAAGGTGGTACGTATAAGCTTGAGATACCTGAAGGTGAAACCTATTATAGTAAGACTGCTAGAATAAGACCATTCATGCAGAGATATATGTATAAAAGGTTTGTCAAGAATATGAATGCCAAGATGGGTGAGCCTATGGGTATATATCATAAGACAGTCATGGCTGATTCTCTTAACTTAGATTTAAAAGATAATCAAGGTGGCTTCAACTGTGGTAAACCTGCAGGTTACATACAAGACTTTAAGGCATTGCCTACAGAAACCCAAGACTTAATCAAGCAGATTAAAAGGGTTCGGGTTATCTTTGGTTTAGTAGATTTACTAGAGCCTTACAACGCAAAGGGTGAAAGTATTTCTTTTGAGACAACTCCTTTTATATGGGAGATAGATAATCGTGATGCATTCAAAGATGTAGGTAAACCTTTCGCTAAGTTGGCTGACTTAAGAAGATTGCCTGTCCAACATCATATTGGATTGGAAACTCAGGAACGTAAGTTACCAAATGGTAATTCTTTTTACTTACCTACAGCAACTCTAGATGTGTCAAGCACTATTGAAACTTCAGACGAAGACCAAGTTATCTTTGGTGATTTTATCTCATGGATACATAACTATAATCAATACATAGTTAAGGAGTGGGATGCCAATGTTGGAAATACTGCTGACTCAGACATGAAAGATATAGTTGAAGACTTTGTAGAAGTGGATGCAAGCTAATGAACCATCGTGCTGAATTGGCGATATACAAGTTGCTAGAAGATATACTTGCATCTAAGAAGCAGATGTCTATGGAGACTATTGAAGGTGTAGCATCCGATATAAAGGAAGCTATGGTTCGTCAGTTCGGCTCAAAGAATGATAGGAAGGATTTTAAATTACGTATGTCTAACATAGGTAAGCCTTCTTGTCAGCTTTGGTTTGAGAAGAACCATCCTGATAAAGCCTTACCTAAAGGTAATAACTTCTTGATGACTATGATGATTGGTGATATAGTCGAAGCTGTATTTAAAGCTTTGTTAAAAGAAGCTAAGATAGATTATCAAGATAGTGAAGAGGTTACATTGCCACTAAAAAATGGTATCAATGTAAAGGGAACTTATGACTTAGTGCTAGACGATTGTGTTGACGATATTAAATCTGCATCCGATTGGTCTTACAGAAATAAGTTTGAGTCTTTTGAATCTCTAGCTAAAGGTGATAGCTTTGGTTATGTAGGTCAACTCGTTGGGTATGCGAAAGCGAGTGGTAAAAACATAGGCGGTTGGTGGGTAGTGAACAAGTCTAATGGACAGTTCAAATACGTATCAGCCAAAAATGCGGATACAACTAGTGTCTTAGATGACATCGAGAAGACTATTGACAAAGCTAATGCTAAAGAATTAGAGAGATGCTTTGAGCCAGAGGAAGAAACATTTAGGGGTAAGCCTACAGGTAATCTAGTTCTGAATAGGAACTGTAACTTTTGTGACTTCAGATATACGTGTTGGGAAACTTTGAAAGAGTTACCTGCACAGAAGTCATCTGCAAGAGAACCAAAGATGGTTCAGTATATACAACTAGGAAAGGAGAGAGTAGCATGAGTAAATCGTTGGATGAATTAAAAGCCAATATTGAAGAGATGGAGAAGCAACTAGCTGAAGCTAAAAAGGAATATCGTGACCTACGTACAGCAGGTTTACGAGATGCTATAGAAGCTAGGAAAGCCGCTGACGAAGCAGTAAAGGAAGAGCTAAAGAATTTAGGGTATAATAATACCTATTCATATAGCAATCCATTTATATCGTGGCGAAACTTCTAAGTGTCTCCTCATAAGGCTTATCGTGCAGCCTTGAAGCATGGGTATAGGAGTGGTTTAGAACATAAGGTTTCCATATATCTTGAAGAACGTAAGCATAAATACGGATACGAATGTGTCAAGATTGAATGGGAAGACTTAGCCTACCGCACTTATACCCCTGACTTTATATTAAACAATGGTATTATTATAGAGACAAAGGGAAGGTTTCTAGCGGCTGATAGACGAAAGCATTTAGCAGTAAAGAAACAACATCCACAATTAGATATTAGATTTGTCTTTGAAAATAGTAGACGCAAGCTTAGTAAAGGTGCTAAGTCTACGTATGGAGAATGGTGTAACAAGTATGGCTTCAGATACTATGATAGAATAATCCCCGAAGATTGGCTTAAAGAAAAGGGCAAGAACAAACATCCTAAACTAATTAAGTTTACAGGAAAAAGAATAAGGAGAGTAAAATGATTAATGATAAATACTTAGATGATGAAGACTTTGTTATACAAATAAAACCACACCTAGATGATAAGGGTTGGACAGGAGATGTATCATTAAATATAATGGTAGGTAAAAAGAATCCATTAAATGATGATGACTTTGAATCCATGTTAAATTTTACTAGGCAGATATGTGCTACTGTTCCCTTGATGGAACACAATAAAATATTTAGAGATGCTGTAGAGGAAGAAGCGGATAAGCACCTACCTATAGAAGACGTGTTTGATGTACCTTCTGCAGACATAGACAATAGGATTCAAAATAAAGATGATAATGTAATACATATTTCTTTTGGAAAAGGCCCAACTAAGCATTGACAATGACTTCTAAAAAGAGTACAAAAGATATGAGACATTTAGAGTACATGGCTTACAGAGCAGAAAGGGAGAAAGCAATGGAAGAAGATATGGTTAATAGTCCTAAACACTATAACAAAGCAGGTATTGAAACCATCGATGCCTTGGAAGCTATGTTAGTAGATGGCTTTGACTATTACTTACAAGGTAATATAGTTAAGTATCTATGGAGATTCAGATACAAGAATGGTGTAGAGGACTTGAAGAAAGCACAATGGTATCTGAATAAACTCATTGAGGTCTACGATGATAAAAGTTAAGATAATGATGACACTATCTATTGACCCCGAAGAGTATGCTGTACCTGCGGATGGTATGGTTAGTGATGAGATAGAAGAATATATACGAGAAGCCTTCCACGAAATAGAAGGGGTTAGAATAAACAATATGAAATTAGTTAGTGAGGAGACATAAATGATACAAAATTACTTACCTACCGACTACCAAAACTTTATAGCACTCTCTCGCTATGCAAGGTGGAAGGATGATGAACAGAGAAGAGAGAATTGGGGAGAGACTGTAGACAGATACTTTGATTACATGTCCGACCATCTTAAGAAGAACTATTCTTATACTATAACTAAAGCCCTGAAAGATAAGCTTACAGAGCAGATAATGAGTTTAGGTACAATGCCTAGCATGAGAGCTTTAATGACTGCAGGACCTGCCTTAGACAGGTGTCACGTGGGTGGTTATAACTGTAGCTACATACCTGTAGATAGCCCTCGTAGTTTTGACGAGTGCATGTACATACTTATGTGTGGTACAGGTGTAGGATTCTCTGTTGAAAGAGAGTGTGTAGATAAACTACCTGTAGTGAATGAACACTTTGAGAAGTCATCTACAATAATTAAAGTAGCTGATAGTAGACCTGGTTGGGCAAGAGCATTACGAGAGTTAATATCTCTATTGTATGCAGGGCAGATACCTACATGGGATGTATCAGAGGTAAGACCTGCAGGTGCTAGACTCAAAACATTTGGGGGTAGAGCATCAGGACCTGCTCCACTAGAAGAGTTGTTTAGATTCTGTATTCAGAAGTTTGAAGGTGCTAAAGGTAGAAGACTATTTCCTATCGAGTGCCACGATTTAATGTGCAAGATTGGTGAGGTTGTAGTTGTAGGTGGTGTAAGACGTTCTGCTCTTATCTCTTTATCTAACTTAGGCGATGACCAAATGAGACATGCCAAGTCAGGTCAATGGTGGGAGAATGAAGGGCAAAGAGCATTAGCTAATAACTCTGTAGCATTTAAAGGTAAGCCTGAGATGGGTACATTCATGCGAGAGTGGACATCTTTATATGAATCTAAGTCAGGTGAACGTGGCATCTTCAATCGTAGAGCAGCCAAAGAGAAGGCATCTGAGAATGGTAGACGTGATATTGACCACGAGTTTGGATGCAATCCTTGTAGTGAGATTATACTTAGACCTTATCAGTTCTGTAATCTTACTGAAGTTGTATGTAGAGCCACAGATGACTTAGCATCCTTAACAGAGAAGGTACGTATGGCTACTATACTAGGTACATTTCAATCTACTCTTACTAACTTTAAATATTTACGTAAGATATGGAAAGATAATACAGAGGAAGAGAGACTATTAGGAGTTTCCCTAACAGGTATCTTGGATACAAATATATGGACAGAAGAAATACTTACTATGCTAAGAGAAGTAGCAGTAGAAACTAATAAAAAGATGGCTAAAGACTTAGGTATACCACAGTCAACTGCTATTACTTGTGTAAAGCCAAGTGGTACAGTTAGTCAATTAGTTGACAGTGCATCAGGGATTCATGCTAGACACAATGACTACTACATCAGAACTGTACGTGGTGATAACAAAGACCCATTAACACAGTTTATGAAACAGAGTGGTATACCAAGTGAGCCTTGTGTTATGAAACCTGATAGCACTACTGTGTTCAGCTTTCCTATGAAGTCACCTCAAGGTGCAGTCACTAGAACACAGATGTCTGCTATTGAACAGCTAGAGTATTGGCTCATGTTTCAAAGACATTGGTGTGAACACAAACCTTCTGTTACTGTGTCTGTCAAAGAAGATGAATGGATGGATGTAGGAGCATGGGTATACAAGAACTTCGATGAAGTATCAGGTATATCCTTCTTACCATTCAGTGACCATACATATGCTCAAGCACCTTACCAAGATATAGACGAAGCAAAGTATTATGCATTGTCACATGAGATGCCTGACTCTATTGATTGGTCAAAATTAGCAGACTTTGAGAAGGAAGACACAACTAGTGGTGGTAGAGAACTAGCTTGCACAGCAGATGCGTGTGAGATGGTTGACATTCAGGCTAGTTAATGTTAGACTCTGCAGAGTTATTATGGTGGCAATGGTGGTTACTTATCGCCATTTCCATCAACACAACTATAAACTTAATCGTGTTCTTTAAAGGTAGGAAGCTACACATACGAGAACTATTACATCTTAAACCAAAGAGAAAAGGAGTTACACATGGAAAACCTAGCACCAAGTAAAAAGAACAGAAAGAAGTTTGATATTGATTTAGAATATGGGCAAGTAAGAGAACAGCTTGTAGCTGATATGCTACAGAATAAAAAGATAGAAGTAAAAAGTGAAAGAGATATGTGGCAACGTACAGGTAACATTGCTATTGAGTACCAATCTTATGGTAAACCAAGTGGAATAGATGCAACTGAATCTGACTATTGGTTTCATAATTTGTGTGTAGGAGATGATACTTTTTGTACATTAGTATTTGATACAAAGAGTTTGAAAAGAATAATAAATAACTTAGATTACAAAAGGTCTGTATCAGGTGGAGATAACAATGCATCAAGAATGTATCTTCTAAATATACAGAAGTTGTTTTCATCTGATGTTATAAAAGCATTTAAGGAAGGAGAAATAGCAGCATGAGAGACATGATATTAAACGCAATAAAAACTAAGATGATAGGGCAGATGAATGCTCATATAGCTAACGCAGAGGTTATGTTAAATAATCCTGTTGGTGCAAGAGACAGAGCAACTGTCATAGACACGATTGAGAAAGAGTTGTCTGCCTTAGAACATCTTGATGGAAGACTTAACGTACTAACTAAATACTTTGAAAGGAGTAATGAGAATGCAATCGAAAACAAGGAAAAAGAGAAACCCAAATCTAAGTAAGTATGATGCTCCCTTAAGAATACAATTCGATAGGGGGTTCAATGCTTTCAAGGGTAAGCAATATGTCAAAACAAATGGAGATGCTAAAATAATTATGACAGAGAATCCATATAACCCAAACACTATGCAAGCAAGGGAGTGGTTACGTGGATATAACTCTGCATATGCACAACAACTTAAAAGGGTGAAGGATGTCGAAGCTAGAAGAAGAAGCGAAGAAATACATGCAGGATAAGATAGTAATAGAAGAAGTAATGACTGCTGAGTTTTATGAAATGAAAGCAGGACAGACAGCCATCTTTCCTAAATATAAAGCCCTAGAGTATTTAGCTCTAGGGTTAACTAGTGAAGCAGGGGAAGTAGCAGGTAAGGTAAAGAAACTTATACGTGATGGCGAAGATATGGAAGGCTTTGAGTTGAAGAAGATAGCCATAGCATCAGAGATAGGTGACGTACTTTGGTACTGTGCTATGCTTGCGAAAGAGGTAGGTGTTCCATTGAATGATATTATGAAAGATAACTTGAAGAAGTTACATGGAAGAAAAGTACGTGGAACATTACATGGGTCAGGAGATAATAGATAACAATATTATTGATATGCTTTAGAGAGTTCTCTGCCGATTAACACTGCATTTAGGTAGTGATTAAAGTCAGGTTCTTCTCTTTGCATATCTAGTACTGTCCTACCATATTTTTCTAGGTAGTATTCATCTGCTAATTGTCTCTGCCTAGTGGACAGCTTTACATATTTAGCTCTATCAAATGGTGTTATAGACTTACCTAATTGATTAGCTTCTTTAACAGCCAAACCTTCAGCCAACTCTTTAGCTACCTTAGTATAATACTTTAACTTATTACTAAAAGAAGCCTCTCTTTTCTTAGGACTAAGGTTTTGGTAATAGTCACTGTTTATTTCCTTAGTAAGATTTTCTTCTGTAAGTTTACCTAAAAACTTCTTGATGTATGAGTCTGCCATCTTATCTCCTGTTGGAGTAAGTAACTCAAACTCTTCCATTCCAAATCTAACTAACTCTTGTTCAACTGTATTCTTTTTAGGTGTAAATCTTCTACCTGTAAGTTGCTTTCCTAAAGTACTCTGTTCATACACAGGACCTGACCTAGTAGCAAATTGTTTCTCAGGTAAGTTTTTATGCA